GTTTCCCAGTCACGATCGGAGTATAGATGGACAATCAGCAGGCAAAGGTAGAAGCAATGGATATGGGATGGTTAATTGGTTTTTTTGAAGGCGAAGGAACATTTTGTCTTCGTAAGCAAGTTTACAGAAAACAAAAACCAACACTGAGGCCAGAGATATCGGTTTCAAGTACAGATTTTGAATTAGCAGAGAGAGCATCACGCATTATTCAAGGATTGGGATGCAGTGTTCATTTACGTCGAGTCAAACATGACAAAAGAGGCTGGAAAGACCAGTTGGTGATTGGCATGGTTGGACTAAAAAGATGCAAACGTCTGCTAGACAAAATTATTCCATATATGACTGAATCAAGAAAAAAGTGTGCAGCCCAAACGTTGCAGGATTTCTGTGACTGGCGGCTATCAAGACCGAAGGGCGCTCCATACGGAGATAGAGAATTCCGATTGGGGCAACGCTTGAGAGACTTGAATGGTTACCGACTTCGCCAAAGCTTCAGAGACTCGACACGAGGCGTGTTTGACTACGACACGAAGGTAGAGTCCGGCACTACATGAAAGTGTAGTGGTTTAAGGATAACAGCACGGTAGATTGGTATGAAGATTACGAGGTGTTGGATAAATCAATTGTCCCCTTAACGTCTTAAAAAGCGTTATTGAACAACGGGGTGAATTCAAGAAACGACTCCATTATACGATTGAGTTAATCTTGAGCCAAGCTTAGAGAGAAATTTCTTTGAAGGTGCAACGACTAGGAGACGAGACTAAGGCGAAAGCTAAGTCAGTAATCTCTCCCACGAGCGCCCCGACCGAAAGGTATGACATAGTCTGAGCTGCATGGTGATATGCAGAAGTAAGGTTTAAACGGCCTTACGATAACAATACTGACGACACCACAAAATGTAATTGACGCTGCTGAGTTCGACTGGAAACAGTTGGCTGGCACCATCTCAATGAGTGGTCTAGAACAATTAAAGAACTCTGGTAAAGAGGCTTTTATTAATTGGCTAGATGCTCGGATGAGTAACCTTGAAAAGTCCTTGCAGAACAATCTAGCAACGACTTTATATTCTGATGGTACAACTTCTAAAGAAATTGGTGGTTTACGTCATCTAATTCAAGATGATCCAACTACTTCTTCTACGGTTGGTGGTATTAATCAGGCGACGTTTACGTTCTGGCGTAATCAGGTACAGGAAGATCAAGCCACAGTTAGTAGCTCCAACATTCAGGGTGAGATGAACTTGCTTTGGTTGGCGACACTTCGTGGTGCTGATAAGCCGCATTTGATTATGGCGGACACCAACTTCTACAACCACTATGAAACGTCACTACAGCAGCTTCAGCGTTTCATGAAAGCTGATTCTGCTTCTGCTGGTTTTGAAGAGTTGGCTTATAAGTCAGCTCGAGTGGTTTATGACGATCAGTGTCCGACTAATCGCATGTACTTTATCAACTGTGATTACTTGTATCTACGTCCCCATGTAGATCGTCAATTCGTACCGCTAATCAAGCGGGAATCTATTAACCAAGATGCGTTCACTATTCCGGTGGTATGGGCAGGTAACTTAACTGTTTGTAACCGTGAATTGCAGGGCGTTCTTAAACCAACCTAAGAAGGAGGCTAACGATGGCTAATACACATTTTGCTACGCAGTCTACCTTAGGTGTAGATGCAACAAGTAGTACGACTAATGCTATGCATGACTTAGGAACCAAGGTCAATGGTACAGAAGGTTCTGAATTCGTCTATGTACAAGCTAACGGTGCCATTACTGGTGACGGTTATGTTTGTCTGGTTGATGAATCATTCCAAGCTGATATGATCGACACGACTAACTCAGCGAGTGCTTTCGGTGAGCAAGTTGGTGTAGCTAAGCATGCCTTTGCAGACAATGAGTATGGCTGGGTTCAAATTGCTGGCACAGCTAATATTCAAGTTGCAGCAAGTGCTGCTGCTAACGCAGCGTTAAACACTACTGCCACAAGTGGTCAGTTAGATGATGATGGCACCTCAGGTGCTGAAACCGTTGATGGCATTATCATCAACACTGCTAACGGTGGTAGTGCTGGTACTGTAGAGGGTTACATCGTAGCTCCGAAAGTTGGTGCAACACTTTAATTTCTCCTTTACTTTCAAACCCCACCTTCGGGGGGCTTCGGCCCCCCACCTTTCTTTCAGTCTATGGAGACCCAGATGGAATTAGATAAACAACCTAAACAGGTCGTTCGTTTTTATATTGGTTCAGTCAGAGATATTTTGGCAAGTAAGCAGCATAAACGTGATGTTTACAAAGATGCGATCATGATTAACGTGATCAATTCTAAGAATGACATTGTGGATCGTTTAGCTGAAGATGAGCATAAAAGAAAATTCCCCAGACATTGGGAGAAATTTATCGAGACGACTGAATACAAGCGTTTTATAGGTGGGAGTGAAGAAGAACATGCATTCACACCGGTATCCGAAGTGAGTGGTGTAGGACCAGCAGTACTTAAAAGTTTAGAGGCGATAGGGATTGATAGTGCAGAAGCACTAGTGAATGCAGAAGAATCTGATATTGACCATATTCGTGGTTTTAAGAAGATTCAAGATGCTGCATTGGAGTTAATAGGAGATGACTAATGTCATTGTTGACGATATGCCAGGAAGCATCTAGAGCGATTGGTCTTAGTGTTCCATCAACTATTATTGGGAACACAGATAAGCAAGCTGGACAACTTCTTTATTATTCAAATCGTGAGATTAGAGATTTAGCGGATCAACATGATTGGCAGGTTTTAATTAAAGAAGAGTCCATTGATTTTGTAACTTCTCAGGACACATACAATTTGCCTTCTGATTTACTGAGAATACGTAATGACACGTTATGGCATCGTGATGATAATCGTAAGGTGTATTTCCCTCTAGATGGTCCTGAATGGCAGTTCTTAAAGGGCTGGGATATTGTCACAACGTTGAATCGACGATCTCGTATTCTGGATAACCAGCTTGTCTTTTATCGAGCCCCAGAAGCTAACCTCACAGACGCTATCTTCTTTGAGTACATTTCCTCTAATAAAGCTGAGACCTCCGGAGGGACCGATAAAACGGAGTTTACTTTAGACACTGATGTACCAAAGTTCGACGAAGATCTCGTCACTATGGGCATCATATGGCGTTACAACCAAGCTAGAGATCATAGTCGATGGCAAAGTGATTATGGTGCTTATCGAGAGAAGTTAGGTCGATTGAAATCTTACGAGAAGGGTAATCGTTTGATTGATATGGGACGTCCGACATCTAGGTTGTGGGGTGTCCAGGTGAAGGATCACGGATACGGTATCTGATGGCTGAATTACAGAGAATCCCATTCCCAACGAGTGGGATGAATCACTTATCGAGTGAGTATGGATTACCGGCTACTGAGTGCACGATCTTAGAGAACTGTGTGTTACGTAGTGGGGCAATTAGTCCAAGGTGGGGAATATTCACCTATTTTAGAAAATCGGATGTTTCCGGGTCCACAACTGGACATTTTCGCTTTATGGTGGGTTATCCAAGAGTAGGATTCATTGGTGAGGATGTTCGAGGTATTTTCATAGTTACTGATGCCGGTGAAATCATCACAGTTCAGACTCTGCCAGCGAGCACACTTCATGATGCTGGTGGTGATGAGTTAGGTCAGGGCAGCGGTAGTTTCTGTCAAGAATGCCAAGGCGGTGAATTAGGCCAGCAATTCGCGGTAACACTATATCCCCTAGATGTACCTCAGAAGACTTCAACGTCTGGCTCACCTAGTTTTAGTGACTGTACTTTCACTTATACAGGTACTGGACCAACCTCGAATGATGAACTCAGTGGTGTGTTTATTTATAAGGGTAGAGCTTATTGGTATTCCAGGGAATACAGTTCATTTTGGTATTCTGCTATAGGTGCTATTGACGGTACGGTTACCGAATTTAATTTAAGTGATGTAGCTGCAGTTGGTGGGGGTAACATTCGGGCGGTAGAAAGTCTGACATTAGATGGTGGAGGTGGAATTGATGACCTCATTGTCTTTTTCCTGGACACCAATCGTGCTGTTATTTATCAGGGCTCTAACCCTAATGATTCTGCTGATTGGTTTTTGGTCGGTGTCTTTGATATTCCCACTGTTGCTAATAACCGTTGCGTCACTAAATATGGTGGTGATCTCTTAGCATTAACCTCACGTGGACTGATTTCTTTAACCCAGACCATGCAGTCTGGATCCACAGGTGTGTTAGCACCACCTCACATTGAACGCATTAACCCAGTACTAAGAGATTGGTTTAGCAATACCACCAACTCGTTAGGTATTGGGTTCGAGTATGATTATTCTCATGTTTACTTTGAACCTGAGTTTGGTCATCTCTATGTAACGATAGCCTTGGCTGAGGACAATGATGAGAATCAGGTAGGTGCTACTTATGTGTTAGACACTGTCACGCAAGTCTGGTCAGTATTTAGTGTGTACAAGGGTGTACCAACACGTTACGGTGATCGACGTGACGTAATACCTATTTATGATCCAGACGTAGTTTCTAATGGTGATAGTGATCGTAGAGCACCTGACTTTGACTTTGGAGCATTCTTCAATGGAAGAATAACTCTGATACAAAAGTATCCAGATGATTCATCTGAGTCCAGTTACTATGGTCGATTCCAATATGGTCAGAGACGGGACAACTTAGTTGATGGTGTTAGCTCAACTAACTACGATGTTCAGTGTTCGGTTAGATGGGGTCATTTAGCCTTCAATCCCATTACCACAATTAACGAGATTAGGGTACATGGAGCCATTTATGGTGGCCAAGTCACTAACGTTGCCTTCTATGTTGGAGCTGATTTCTTAACTCATGTTAAGCAATGGGAAGATACATCGACCTTAACAACTTGGGATAATACGCATAAGCCTTGTTCGATAGAGGGTTCTTCTATCCAATTTAGGCTGGACTTTACATCTCAAGGTAATACAGCAGCAGATCTGGATGATTTAAATTCTACAGCCGCCGGTGTTCGTCTGTTTGCTTTGGATGTGAATACTAAAGAAGGTGGGTTGTTATGACGGTTAAACTTAACACGTCTAACATCCATGATCTTCGCACGCAGATTACTAATTATCTTAACGGTACTGAAGCTGTAGAGACGATTAAATCTGATACATCGCCTGCTTTTTGGTCTGACGGTAACACGACGGATTTTGTTGTCACTAATGGTGAAGTGATGACCTTTGGTGAATGGAATGCAGGGACTTCCACATTTACCGAAAACATGCGTATAGATGCTTCTGGTAATGTTGGTATTGGCACTAATAACCCAGGATCGCTATTAGAATTATCTGGTGGTGGAATTAATTTTGGCCAACAGGATTTAGACTTCTATGAAGAGGACAATTTTAATCCAGGCATAGAAGGATTAACTACAGCTGGTGTTGCTACATTCGTAGGCCGTTATGGCCGATATATACGCATTGGCAATATGGTACATTTCACGATCAACATGCAGGTTGCATCCTTTACTACAGCCCCAGCAGGGGAGATGGTTTTAACTAATCTTCCGTATACCTGTGAAGCCTTTCAATGGCCTGTGGCTGTAGGACCATCAAGCAAGGTGGATTTTGATGATCAGATGGGGGCTTACGTTGCTGTGTCATCTACACAGGTAGCATTAACTAAATCTACTGCAGGAACTGGAACATTCTGGACATCTATTGATGCTACTGATTTAGGAACCAATCCATTTATTCATGTGGCTGGTTCTTATCGGGTAGCTTAGACTGTGCGAGCATTACGTAGACATCACTATCAAAGATTGAAAAATAAGCGTAAACGCTATTGGGACCGTAGTGTTGATTTGGAACAAAGAGAGTTAGGAATGGTTGTTTCAACACCACATCCGTGTAGTTGTTGGCTGTGCAATAAACAACGTAAACGGTTTGGTCCTAAATTTAGTGAAATGAAGGCTGCAGAACGATATTTGACTCTACACCGCATTCGATGCACCCGATATTAACTAGTATCCATTTTTTTCTCGTCATCAAACTCTCACTTAGTCATCTTTGAGCACCGTAATAACAGTCATGTTCTCTATGACGAGAATCATGCCATTACAAGGTAAGCGGATTGTGCCGTCTACATCATCAATTCTATCTTTAATTCTATCTTCTATATCATCAGGTAATATGCTGGCGATTTTCTGATCGAGATCGATGTCTAATATTCTTCTCATGTATTGGCAGACAGCATGATCGGTTACCTTTATTTTGCCATTACGCCTTAGCTCGGACTTGAGCTTCTGGATCTCTTCTGTCTTCTCAAAGATCGCATCCCGAATTATTTCCCTCTCGTTTCTGAGTTTATTGATCTCATTTCCTATATCGACTATCCGTTGTCGTAGGTCGGCGTTCAGGTAACTCATAGCTCAAACCCATGTTTGAATAGGATGAGGTCATAAGACAGGATTTGGATACGCATGGTGCCTTCAATGGGTTCACCGGAGGTGTTGGATAACACCACCTGAGCTGATCTGAATTCACCGTCTTCTGATTTACCAAAGGAAGTATCAGACACAACCACAAGCTGCGTGTCAGCCTTTATATGGCCACTTTGGATCTGAGTTAATAGATCGGTCCCCTGCCTGAAATACGACCCACAGAGGATGACTAATTCCTCGTATGGTTGAAGGCCATACTCAAAGTTACAAGTAGCCCTAGATGTAGACTTTTGATGAGCAATCAGTTCCTTTGTTTGTTGTGCGTTTGATTCTATCGGTAGTAAGAACAACGCCCCTAGTACAACGAATATCCTCATTTTCTGCCCTCCTTGCTAGCACAAAACTAGCACAAATTTCCGAAGTATTTCCATAAGCCTATGATTCTGTTGAGGTATGCCGATGCCCTTTCACGGCGGCAACAGGGGTTCGAATCCCCTAGGGGACGCCAACATAATCAGTGACTTAGAGGAGATTGGTAAAACACAGTGTGCTATAAAAACAGTCAAAAGTACGTTATGAATAGCACAAAAATAGCACACTACAGACAATCTATACTTTGTTAACTTTGTGTGCTTAAACATGAAACCGATCCATAATGTTGCTGAGATAATCAGGAGCTAGGTGGGCATACTTCATCGTGGTATTGATGGAGGCATGGCCTGCCAGCTCCTGAACTGTTTTAATAGGGACACCAGACATCACTAGGTGGGAACAGAAGGTATGTCTTAACCAGTGGATACTGCCATCCAAATCAGCTCTCATTGCAGCCCTTTTAAACGCCCTTGATAGAGATTGAGGATACACCCTAGGTAGTAAATATTCATGTCCCAAACGTAATATGGCTTCATTAGCAGCTGGGGATAAAGGGACTTCCCTCCATTTGCCTGACTTCGTTCTAGCGTCCTCTGTTGAGACAATTCGTATTCTACCCTTCCTTACATGCTCTCTCTTGGCATTTAAGGCCTCAGACCGTCTAATGCCAGTGTTAGCCATTAATTGCCAGATAAAACGATTGTTTGGGTCTATGCGATAGATTGCTTCCATCTCATCTATGGAGTAAAAGCTGATAGGTTTGTCATCAAGTTGTCTGGGGGCTTTGACACGAGCAAAGGGATGACGTTTAATGATTTCCCAATCCAGTGCTCGATTTAACATGGCTTTAAAACACCTTAGTTCTTTAGAAACTGTAGCTGCTTTAACCTTCTCTAATCGATCTACCTTCCAAGTTTCTACTAATCGTGGAGCAAGTTGATCTAGATAATGGTCCTTGAAGTGAGGTAATAAATGCTGTTCAACGATTTGTTTCGTACGAGTATAACTAGACGGATATTCATGTTCGTACCATCTCAAGTAATGTTGAGCAAAGTCGCTGAACCTTGAGAGATCTGTTCTATGGACGGTAAGTCTAACGCCTGTTTTTAACTCTGCTTCTTTGATCGCTCGGACTTCTTCGGCTTGTCCTCTGGATATGGAACCAAGTGAGCGACGGAATTGTTGACCTGATTCAGACCAATTGAGGTAGTATCTTCCATTTCTTTTATAGATTGTTGCCATTCTGGTGCTTCTTCTATTTTCTTTTTAAGATCACTTTTGCGATAGAGCTTTCTACCTAAAAACCTTTTAGCTTTTAAATTTAGTGCTGGTAGATTTTTCCTAAAGTGACTTAGGCTTACACGACTATACGTTGCAGCATCAGCCTCTGTTAGAAAGTCTAAGCCTGATAAATCAGTAACGTTTAATTTCATTCCTATAGTCTCGTTCGTTGTTAATAAGTCACCAAGCCGGGTAGCCGCTTACCATACGGGGGGAAATGTATGAATTTTTCTACCCGACTCAGTAACGTTAGTGCTACCTGACAGCACGGTAGGTAGCGTACCGTTTATATGGAGCGGAAAGAGAAAGCTACTTTCCGAGATTAGCTGTCTTAATCGATTTCCCAGGACAACAAAAGTAGGCATGCTAGGGACAAACCTTTCCTGGGATAAAACTGTTTCCAATTAAAACCCTCCCAAGCAGTTAAATAGACAACCAAGGGGGGCAGTATTGCCTATCCGTAAGTCTGCCTGAGAGGGAGTCCACCACACACCTCTCGGTGTGTTTCTGCCTAAACTATTCATGCTGCCCTTTTCTTTAGTATCTGATCGTTATCAAAAGCTTGACGAAATAACTTAAATTGTTCCCAAGCCATATCTAACTCTGGAAAATGATGGTGAGCAAAATCACCATATTCTTTAGCAAAGCGACACACTTCAAAAGCTTCAGGTTTAATACCTAGCTTGTCATCAGATGGCTTACCATTACGAATGATATAACCATGCTCAATGAGATGACCATAAGAGGCCACTTGGATTAGGTGGTCAGGGTAGATGTGATTAGATGTTTTCCAATCAATCAACACCCATTTACCATTGAGCTTACCGATAGCATCAGGGGTACCACCAAACCTATATTGTTCAGAAACGAGGCTTATCTCCTGGTAGATTATTTCTAACTTATTTTGTTCTTCCCAAGCGAGATAAGCCTCAAACCCCGACATTGCTTTCTTTCTGTAGTCCTCAATGGACTCTTCTTGTTTTAAGCCCAACACTACATCTTTTTCGCAAGCTTCTATGGCTTCTTTTAAGACTAGTAATGGGTTACCGCCGTAGATATGATTCTCCACCATTTCGTGCACTGTTGTACCAATAGAAGCTGCAGTCTCTACCGTATCGTAGAGCCTTGAGGGAGCAGGTAGTCCCTGTCTACGCAGTCCCTCATGCTCTACGCCCTGCTTATAGGCCCAGTAGATCAAAGCTCCTGAGTCCTTAAAGCGACCACCAATTGTGGTCGACCCGCAAACCCTGGTTCCATCTTTGGTGTAGTAAGGTACAGTAGGCATTATGTATCCAAACCGTAGGAGTTATCACAGTCATTACACACTACAGCTAGTTGTTGTTGTGCTGATCCAAGTGCATAAGGATCTGTATAGTTGTCACATTCATAGAAAAAAATTTCAACGTTATTTGAACCACATTCTTTGCAACAAGCCGAGAAAGATTCTATGGGCTCTTCATTCTGATGAAACCCAATGCCACTTTTGTCTTGTTGATCAGTCATTACCAGTCAGGCCCTTCATCTACTTGTGACATAGGATCAGACTTATAAAGTTTGTCCATACCATTGGGGTCGTGTGGAGCTTTTTCTGAATATTTAGCTCGATACTCCTCTGATCTCATGATCGTTTCTTGTAGACCCTTACCTAGATTATTGAAGACTTCTTGATCAAAGTTTTCCAATGTAAATACGATAGGATCGTTGACTGGTTCTGGATTAGGAACTTCTTTAGGGACTCTAGCAATACTAGAAACCACAGCCTTAATGTTGCCATCTTGCTTAGGTACATGAATGATATTTAACATACATGGCTTACCAAGTATGGCAGTCAGGTCAAAGCTAGTGCCTTGATCTTTAGTAAAGGCTTGACCTCTCCAGGATTCGAGATCGTTCTTTAAATTAGACTTTTCTGCTATAACGTTGGTGTAGAACTTACCAACAGCAGCTGGTCTTTGCTTACCGTCAACTTCAACTAATTCGTTTGGTAATTCCCAGCCGATAAAGACCTGTCGTCTGGAAGTGTTGTACCTATCGTTATACTGTGTGCCTAAGTCAATTAACTTATAACAAACAGCAAGGTGATTTCCGGCTGGAGCTGGAGTGAACTTACCACCCAGCTTGATATCTGATGCTAATGACATTAGAAGTCCTCTGCTATTCTGTAATCTCTGTCTACTTTGATTTCTACTTTCAGATGTGGGAAGTAGTCATGGATTAATGCATGTATATGATCTTCAGTAGGTACGTGATCTAACTTACCGTCTAGTATTTGTCCAAGTTCCCAACATAAAGCACCAGCATGACCTCCGATCGTGACTGGGAAAC